GTACAGTTTCTTGGTGACGTTGTTGACTTTGGGGAACCCTCTGATGATTCTGTAACCAGCGCAAAGATAGTAGATGGTGCAATAGTTAATGCTGATGTAAATGCAAGTGCTGCTATAGCAGTATCTAAACTTAACATCTCTGGAAGCGCGACATCTGCCAACTACCTTAGAGGGGATAGTTCTTGGCAACCACTGACTGAGTACGATGACTCTGGGTTACAAGATGACATAGCCCTTTTAGGGTTTAAGGTAGCCTCAAATGGCTCTCTTGCCAAGTACAATCTTGTTGACCAGACTATAGATGACTTCCAAGATGCCTCTGGAGTGGATGCTAGTGCGTCAACCAACGAAGTAAGAGATTCTTCTGGCAAATATTACAGCGGTGCAGTAGGTGGTGATGCTACAGGGGGAACAATCACATATTCTGGTGGGAATACTATACATACGTTTCCAACTGGTAGCACAAACTTTGTAGTTCCCGATTCTGGGAATGTTAATTGGCTTGTTGTTGCTGGTGGCGGTGGGGGTGGTTATGATGCCGCCGCTGGTGGTGGTGCTGGTGGATTTAGGGCAGGTGCTAACCATGCTGTTACTGCCCAAACTTATTCAGTAGTTGTTGGGGCTGGTGGAGCGGGTTCCAGTAGTGGTGCGGCAAATGGAGCTGATGGCGCAGATTCTAGTTTTGATACTGTGACATCTACTGGTGGTGGTGGGGGAGGAACTGGTGGCACTGGTTATATTGGCAACGCTGGTGGTTCTGGTGGTGGCCGTAGGATGCGAAGTTCTGGAGTTGGTGGTGCTGGTAATACACCTTCAATAACACCTATTACTGGTGAAACCACGACAGTGCAAGGTTATATCGGTGGCGGTCATGATGGAACTGGTGGAGCAAATAATACTTCTGGTGGTGGTGGCGGTTCTAGTGGTGCTGGGGTTGCCGGGACAGAAAACCAAACTAGTGGCACTGCGGGAAATGGTGGTGCGCCAACATCAAGTTCAATATCAGGTTCAGCGGTAACATACGCTGGAGGTGGCGGTGGCTCTGGTGAAGGAACTGGTAGAGCAGGTTATGGAGGAGGTACAAGCGTATCCGCAGATAAAGGTGGCGGAGGCGATGGTGGTTATGGTGGCGCGGCTGGCGGAAATGGAGTTGATGGCACTGGTGGCGGCGGTGGAGGGGGCGGTGGAAGCCCCGGTGATGGTGGAGATGGTGTCGCAATCATAGCCTACACAACTGGAGAGTTTGCAAGTTACAACAATATGACCCTCGTATCCACATCTACAACCGCAGAAGCAGCCCCAACAAAAGGCGACATCGTTCTTACCTACACCAATGGCGCAGGGTCGACAACTCTTGGAACTGATCTGACAGCAGAGTTTAGCGCGGATAATGGATCAACATGGACAGCAATGACTTTGGGTTCTGAAGGAAGCACCGGATCACACAATATTGCAACGGCGCATGATGTATCACTTACCTCTACATCAGGCACTTCAATGAGGTACAGGATAAAAACATTGAACCAAAGCGCAAGCAAATCAACAAGAATACAAGCAGTATCACTAGGTTGGAGTTAAACTATGGCATTAGAAAGCGCAACATACATCAATAGTCTGGTAAGCACTAACCCTAGTGGTTCAGACTCTATCTCGCAGGGAGATGACCACATAAGACTTATAAAGACTGTGTTGAAAAACTCGTTTCCTAATGTGTCATCTGCAACTACACCCTTAGTTGGAAAAACATATCAAATACAATCAGATTCATCCACTATAAGGCAGGATTCTTATGTTGATTCCTCATGGTCTATAACCCATAGTAAAGTGAGTTCTACTAGCACTTTGTATGTTTATGTGAATGGAATGAATGATGTGTTTTCCGCATGGGATGGTGGGAGCGATCACCAATATACTTATATTAGACTTGCTAATACTAGCGGTACTATTATAGGTGGCACAACTGACAATCTTCTTGTTGGCGATGTAAAGGAAGATGGTCATAGTGTCTCAAGTTCGGCAGAGCATGGATTTGGGTTTTCATATTGCTGGAAGGTTACTGCTGCAAATTGTCCTGATGGAACGAGTGGCAATAATACGTTTGATATATGGACTAAAACACCCACTGCTTCTGGAGGTGGCACTACTTTTGTTGCTGGGGTTATGTGGGTCGATGAGGTAGAAGAATGAATAATGTAACATTAAGCAACATACTCTGGGCTTTATCCCCTGATAATGGATTTGCTATATACAATGCAGTATCTAGTGAGTCGGAGTACAATGGCAATGTAATTTATGAGGATAATTCCAAAAAGCCAACTTGGGCGCAGGTTCAATCTGGGCAGGTACCAGAGCAATGGAAGGTTATAAGGAGTGAACGGGATATTAAACTAGGGTCTTGTGATTGGACTAGGTTAGATGATGTTCCTATAACGCCGGAGAAGAAAACAGAGTGGGAAACCTATCGCCAGGCTTTAAGAGATATTACCACACAGCCTGATCCATTTAACATTACTTGGCCCACCCCTCCTGAATAATGCAACTCGTACCTATACAGTCTGTTGGGGAAATAGGGTTAGTAAAGGATATCCCGCCGTATAACCTGCCCCCTAATGCTTGGTCAGATGGGAACAATATACGATTTCTCGATAATGGGGTAAAGAAAATAGCGGGTTATCAGGAGGTTATGGATGATTGCCCCTTCTCTCCTTTTTATGTAGTTCCTTACTTATCAGTAGGAGGGACTTATTGGTGGCTTGCTTTTGGGCAAGAACGAATTGCTGCGTGGAGTGGGACTGCGTGGACTGATATAACTAGACAGACTACCAATACTCTGAATGGCGCTATTACTGATACAGCCACTACAATTACCCTAACAAATGCAGCAGAGTTTCCCACTAGCGGTACAATCGCTATAGGGTCTAAACAGTACGGCGCAGGGAATGATAATTACTATGAGGAGATACCTTATTCGGGTAAATCATCAAATGATCTTACTGGCTGCACAAGAGGCACTAATAAGGTAGCGCATGATTCTGGAGCGATAGTTACTCCTATCGGAACAACGTCCACATCTGATAACCTGTACTCTGCAAATACCACTGACTCTAGGTGGATTGTTACAGATCTCAACGGGATAATAGTCGCAACTAATGGGGCTGATTCTCCTCAGTATTGGCCTTTGAATTCCAGCGGTGAGCCTGATATAACAATCCCCTTTAGGGAGTTACAGAACTTTCCGTCCGCTACTGCTATTACGGCAGGTAATTCAGGCGGGCGTTGCGACTCCATCAGATCGTTTAGAACATTCCTTGTTGGCTTGAATTGGGTTAATCCAGAAGATCGTGTGGAGAATGAGCCTAGATTAGTTAAGTGGTCTACAGAAGCCAGTTACTACTCTCTCCCGGCTACGTGGGATAAGGATGATGCGACTCTGGATGCTGGAGAGTATGAATTGGCAGATACTCCTGGAGATATAATAGACGGGATGGCGTATGGAGATTCGTTCTTCATATACAAGGATGCTAGTATATACATTATGAACTATGTAGGCACTCCCTACATATTCTCGTTTAAGTTGTTGAGTCCTACTATTGGATTGTTATCTAAGGATGCTATAGCAGAGTTTGAAGGTGGTCATTTCTTTATGGGTAATTCAGACTTTTATTGGAACAACGGACAAACCGTCCGACCTTTGTTACCTAATAAAATGCGTAGGGCCGTGTACGACGAGTTAAACGGAGATAACTATCTGAAGTGTTTTGTCGCTGCTGATTATGTCCGTAACGAGATGCTTGCCTGCTACCCGGCTGGCAGTTCTACCGTAGTAAACAGGGCATTGATATGGAACTGGAAGGAAGGGACCTTTAGTTTAAGGGACTTGCCTGACGTATCACACATAAACAATGGAATAGTGTCTATTACTGCTGGTTCTCAGTGGAGTGCAGAGGCTACTCTTAATGACGCTTCTTTTAGCGCGACTGTGCCAGCAGATGCTGGTAATGTAACAGTTGACACTACCGTAGCCAGCCCAGTATTTACAACTACTGGCACTCTAATAATAGATGACGAACAAATAACGTACACTGGTAAAACAGGCACGACGTTTACAGGTATAACAAGAGGTGCTAACGGCACTACCGCAGCAGCCCACGATGACGACAGTGTAGTCAATCAATATATAGGTACGTGGGATTCCGAGAGTGATGTTTGGGGTTCTACTAACTATGACAATGTTATAAAGAATCTAGTATTCGTTAGGCCCGGAGTTGTCGCTACCATAACTGCTGCAACAGCCGCTAACCCCGTAGTTGTTACTGCCGCTGGACATGGTTTGTCTAATGGCGATAGTGTAATGATTGATTACGTGGCTGGCATGACTGAGCTGAATGGCAATACGTACACTGTTGCTGGGGCTACTACTGACACATTTCAACTATCCGGTGTAGACGGTAGTTCTTACACGGCGTACACTTCTGGAGGGCAGGTATTACAGCCAAAGATATACAGGGATAACAAGGGCAATAAGAACGATACTGAGACTATGACTTCTTACGTAGAGAGGACGGGACATGACTTAGGGGACCCTGCTTCTGTTAAGTTTGTGTCTGCTGTATACCCTAAACTAGAGGTTAGCGGAGATAACTCCTTGAATGTTTGGGTAGGGCATCAGATGTCAACTGAAGAGGCTATAACTTGGGAAGGTCCGACATTGTTCAATCCAAACTCCCAGTCTAAAGTTTCTTGCAGGATTTCAGGAAAATACTTTGGCGTAAAAGTAGAGTCTCTTACTGACGTAGACTGGAAGTTACATGGGCTTGCTTTCGAGGTAGCTCCAAGAGGCAGGCGTGGAAGCAGGATGCAGTAATGGCCCAGGATAAGTATGGGGACAAGAGTTTTAGGTCTGTAAAAAGATGGTCGCCTAACCCAGCACCTGTTGAGCCAACGCAACTACCTGACTATCTCTTTAATGAGTTAAACAGGTTAGGGGACATAATCTTCAATGTAGATATGCTCCAACTATCTAGGACAAATGTTGAGCCCGGTGGCGTACCTAGTGCGGGTGCTGTGCAGAGAAAAACAAAG